ACTAAAAAGCTTGCTATATTTGATGCTTTCGAAATTTTAAATAGAATTGAAGAAGAGAAAAATATGTTAGAAGATAAACCTAAAGAAGTCAAAAAAGAAGTAACCTTTAAAGGCTTTGCAGAAGGGAGGTCTAAATAATGTACGAACAAACTTTATACAAAATTATAGATGACCATATCAAACCCAAGGTTATTAAACGATTAAATCGATATAGTAAATGGGAATATGGATATAATAAAGAACATGATATTATAGTTATCAGCAAGACCGGTAAAATTGGGGAGATTTATGAAATACAAAATCTTAGAATAGCTTTACCTAAAGAAGAAAATCCCCATGAATTTGAGAACAAGACTTGGTCTAAAACTGAATACCCTAAACCTTTAAAAAGAATTAAAACAGTCTTTGATTGGAAAGAATATCCTGAAGAGTTTAAAGAAAGATGGTTTAAGTATATTGATGAAGAATTTAAAAGACGCGAAGAAGGATTTTGGTTTTATAATAATGGTAAACCCACTTATTTAACAGGCACACATTATATGTATTTACAATGGTCTAAGATTGATGTTGGACCACCAGATTTTAGAGAAGCAAATAGATTATTCTTTATATTTTGGGAAGCTTGCAAGGCAGACACAAGATGCTATGGAATGTGTTATCTTAAAAATCGTAGATCTGGATTTTCTTTCATGGCATCAGGTGAAGTAGTTAATTTAGCCACAATATCTAGTGATTCAAGATATGGAATATTATCTAAAACTGGACCAGATGCTAAAAAGATGTTTACTGATAAGGTTGTACCAATATCAGTTAACTATCCTTTCTTTTTTAAACCGATTCAAGATGGTATGGATCGACCTAAAACAGAGTTAGCATATAGAGTACCTGCTTCTAAATTTACTAGAAGAAGCATTGAAGCTGGTAGTGAAGTAGCAGATTTACAAGGATTAGATACAACCGTTGACTGGAAGAATACAGGAGATAATAGTTATGATGGTGAAAAATTAAAACTATTAGTGCATGATGAGTCAGGTAAATGGGAAAGGCCAAACAATATTTTAAATAACTGGAGGGTTACTAAGACAACATTAAGATTAGGTAGTAGAATTATTGGTAAATGCATGATGGGTTCTACTTCAAACGCATTAGATAAAGGAGGTAGAAACTTTAAAAAATTATATGATAACTCAGATGTTACAAAAAGAAACCGCAATGGACAGACTAGCTCAGGACTATATTCTTTGTTCATACCTATGGAATGGAACTACGAAGGATACATTGATGCTAATGGGATACCTGTCTTCAATACCCCAGCTACCGAAGTTAAGGGACCACAAGGAGAATTTATCGATATTGGGGTCATTGAATACTGGGAAAACGAAGTTGATGGATTAAAAAATGATCAGGATGCTTTAAACGAATTTTATAGACAATTCCCTAGAACCACTAAGCACGCATTCAGGGATGAATCTAAATCATCTTTATTTAATCTAACTAAGATATATCAACAAATAGATTTTAATGAAGATTCAAATAATAGAGCTTCAGTAACAAGGGGTAATTTTATTTGGGAAAATGGTATAAAAGACACAAGAGTTATATTCGCACCTAATAATCAAGGTAGGTTTTATATAACTTGGGTACCAGATAGAAATTTACAAAATAGATACATAGAAAAGAATGGTATTAAATATCCTGGTAATGAACATATGGGGGCGTTCGGATGTGATCCATATGATATATCAGGTACAGTTGATAAAAGAGGTTCTAACGGATCCTTGCATGGTTTAACTAAGTTTAGTATGGAGGTAGCTCCAGCTGATCATTTCTTTTTAGAATATATTGCTAGACCTCAAACGGCTGAAATATTCTTTGAAGATGTATTGATGGCATGTATATTTTATGGTATGCCAATATTATGTGAAAATAATAAGCCTAGACTTTTATATCATTTTAAAAGAAGAGGTTATAGAGGGTTTGCAATGAATAGACCTGATAAGTTTTGGAATAAACTATCAGTAACAGAAAGAGAAATAGGCGGAATACCAAACTCAAGTGAAGATATTAAACAAGCACACGCGGCGGCTATTGAATCTTATATAGAAAATTCTATTGGATTTAATGGGGATGATTATGGAGATATGTATTTCCAAAGAACATTAGAAGATTGGGCTGCTTTTGATATAAACAATAGGACTAAACACGATGCTTCTATTAGTTCTGGTCTTGCAATTATGGCGTGCAATAAAAATAGGTACGCTCCAGTAAGTAGAAGAAAAAGAGAAAAGATTGATTTAGGAATAAAAAAATACGATAACAAAGGAACATTGTCAAAAATAATTAAATAAATGAATACATACGCAAATCCAAATAGTGCATTTCCAAGCCAAACTGTGCCAGATGCTGAAAAAGCTTCCATTGAATATGGTAGAAGAGTTGCACAGGCTATTGAAAGTGAATGGTGGAGACAGGGTGGTAATGGTACTAGGTTTGCTACTTCTTATAATAGATTCCATACATTAAGATTATATGCAAGAGGAGAACAACCTACTCAAAAATACAAAGATGAATTAGCTATTAATGGTGATATGTCTTATTTAAATTTAGATTGGAAACCTGTTCCTGTTGTTTCTAAGTTTGTAGATATAGTTGTGAATGGTATGAATAATAAGGTTTATGAAATAAAAGCCTATGCTCAAGATCCTGTATCATTAAAGAAAAGAACTGATTATGCTTCAGCTATTATACAAGATATGATGGCTAAACCTTATCTAGAAAAAGTTAAAAATACTTTAGGTATTAATCAATATCAAAGTCCTGACCCTGCCAATCTACCTGAAAGTCAAGAAGAATTAGATCTTCATATGCAATTAAGTTATAAGCAAGCTGTAGAAATTGCCGAGGAAGAAGTTATTAATAATACTTTAGAAAAGAATAGATTTGATAACATAAAGAAAAGATTTAATTATGATCTAGTAACCCTAGGTATAGGGTGTGCTAAAACCCAATGGAATAAAGCAAATGGAGTTACTTTAGATTATGTAGATCCAGCTAATTTAATATACTCTTACACAGAAGATCCTCATTTTGAAGATATATATTATGTTGGTGAAGTTAAAAGTTTAACTATTCCTGAGATAGCTAAACAATTTCCTAATCTTACAGAAGCCCAACTAGAAAAAATACAACAAACAAGAGGTTATAATAACCAGCAACTATATGGTTGGCAGACTTATGACCAAAATACTGTGCAGGTTATGTTTTTTGAATATAAAACATATAATACACAGGTTTTTAAAATAAAACAAACTGATCAAGGTTTAGAAAAAGCATTACAAAAGCCAGATACATTTGATCCACCTGAAGCAGATACGTTTTCTAAAGTTTCAAGAAAAATAGAAGTGCTTTTTGAAGGAGTTAAAATTTTAGGTAATAACGAATTAATAAAATGGGAGTTATCTAAGAATATGACGAGACCAATGGCTGATACTACAAAAGTAGAAATGAGCTATACTATATGTGCGCCAAGATTATATAAAGGGCGTATTGATTCTATTGTAAGTAGAATTACAGGGTTTGCGGATATGATTCAAATAACTCATTTAAAATTACAACAAGTAGTATCTAGGTTAGTTCCAGATGGTGTATTTTTAGATATGGACGGCTTAGCTGAAGTAGATTTAGGTAATGGTACTAATTATAATCCAGCTGAAGCGCTAAACATGTATTTCCAAACCGGTAGTATAGTTGGTAGATCACTTACTCAAGAAGGAGATATGAATCCTGGTAAAGTGCCTATTCAAGAATTGGCTACATCTAGCGGTCAGGGTAAAGTAGCTAGTTTAATTCAAACATATCAATATTATTTACAATTAATAAGAGATGTGACCGGATTAAATGAAGCTAGGGATGGTAGTATGCCAGAACAAGATACTTTAGTTGGCTTACAAAAGATGGCTGTAAATGCTTCTAATACTGCTACAAGACATGTAATGAAAGCTAGTTTATGGTTAACAGTAAGAACTTGTGAAAATATTTCATTAAAAATTGCTGATTCCTTACATTATCCATTAACTTTAAATTCTCTTAAAAGTTCTGTATCTACTTATAATGTAGGTACATTAGCAGAAATACAAAATTTACCTTTGCATGACTTTGGTATTTATTTAGAACTTGAGCCTGAAGAAGAAGATAAAGCATTGCTGGAACAGAATATTCAAATGGCTTTACAACAAGGCGGTATAGATTTAGAAGACGCAATTGATATTCGTCAAATAGCTAATCTTAAACTTGCTAATGATGTATTAAAACAAGCTAGAAAGAAAAAGCAAAAAGCACAACAAGAACATGAAAAACAAGTTGCTCAAGCAGCTGAGCAAGCTAAAGTAGCAGGTGACCAAGCAAGAGCAGAGGCAGAGTTGCAAAAACAACAAGCTCTAACAGCTTCTAATGTTCAGTTTGAACAGGCTAAAGCTCAAATTGAAATACAAAAATTCCAAGAACAAGCGCAAATAAAAGCTCAAGAAATGCAATTGCAGCATCAATTTGATTTAGAATTAAAACAAATGGAAGTGCAGGCAATGAAAGAAAAAGAATCTTTAATTGAAGATCGTAAAGATAAAAGAACTCAAATGGAAGGTACGCAA